GTAGCTTGTACTACAGCTGCATCATTTGTACTTTTTTTATCTTGTAATATAAGTTTCATACCATTCATATATTTCTTTTCACAATCTGTATAATAATTAACGAGAAGATTTCGTGCCTCCGCATTAATCCGTTCCAATTCAGGAAATCCTTTTACAATCAGATTGCTATTTAATTTAAACATGACAGGTCGTTTGGTCGCTGGATCATATTGAATGGAAAATAATTTATTAACAATTTGATAACATTTTGCGGCATGATCAATTTGAGCCTGAAACATTGTTCGGACAATCGCATGAACCTCTTTCGTAGCAGTAGAAGATACTCGAATATCATTGTCTGATTTACAAAATTCAGCATCTCGTTTATTGGAAATAGAAGAAAGTCCAGCTTCTTCTAATTTTGATTCGTCTTTGATTTCATCTCCATATTGCATAGCCATATTGCGCATAAATGTAACATAATCGTCGAAAGTGCTTTTACCACCTGATTCTTTACTTCGCCCAATGGTTAACTTAGGAGAGCCAATCGTAATGGTATCATAAAATAAATTAGCAAGAGCAAATAAACCAGGATGGTCGCTGAGTGGTCTATTCTTTTTAGGAAGACCAATGCGATTGGATACTTTATCCTCTTTTTCATCTGAAAATCGTACTCGACAGATTTGGGAAATACTTGTCCCATCCTCAAAAGGCTCTGCCTTCAAAAGTTGAAGGGCACGTGCAATACAGTGTCCCAATGGTCGCTGTTTGGTTAAATCTGCTATCATCTTTTCCACCTTTAAATGATCGGAAATACCTTCTTCTGATTTTGGTAGAAGTCCATTACTACGACTTTCTGATGTAAAATACACAGATTCTTTTCGTTGTTTAATAGCACCTTTTAGATAGACGATTACTTCTGAAAGTAATTCTGCTAAATACATAGATACATCAGAAATAGTATCTTTTATAATATACCTCCCTTTTGATGTATTATTAGCAGGTCTCTGAAATTCAACAGAAAATTTCCTTACAAAGCGTTCTGTTGTAATTGTTTCATCATATACATTTTTAAAGGTAAGTTTGCCTGTTCGGACTATTATTGTTTCAGGCCCCCTTTGTGTATAAATATCGAATGAAAAATAATCTTTTGATTCAGAAATTCCAATCTTAAATTGTGCTGACTGAACAGTAGATTGATAGTCGGCAATAGCTGAAGAATATATTGGTTTCGCATCCTTTGCAAAACCATCTTTAAATGAGTCCTCTAATTTAAAAAATACGTATCCTTTTGTATCTCCTGAACCAACATAACGTGTTGTATATCCTGTAAGAGATGCATCTGCTACAAGAAAAGAGCGAATCCATTCAAAATGTTTTAAATTAATCTTATCAGACGGGGGTGCACTTATCGTTTGAATCATATTAGCACCTCCTGAAGATGATTGTGCATAGTGTCCTGGAGCCCACTTACGAGCATCTGAATAGGATGGTAAAATCGAAGTAAATCCAGTTGATGTCATAAAATTCATATCATCAATTAATGTCAATGCAAGTGCCCCATAAATCTGAAAAACACGTGTATAAAAATAAGCGATAATTAAACATAAACTTTGTCTTTCTTTTTCCATATCCCCTTTAGGAGATACTAAATCTTCCACTTTACGAAACGTAAGAAGACCACGTGAATCAGTAGAGGGGAAGATACGAAGTTCGTGGAAATATTGATAGAGTGAATTAGCCTTAAATAAAACATATTTTTTACATTCTGACGATTTTGACATTTGTAATAAATCCCGTACACTTACTTGTTTTATCATATAGTTTAATAATTCATTCATCAGATGTCGTGTTTGCTCGGTATTAGTAAATGCAGCGATGTGCGTTGTACCAATTCCAGGTGTTGTCCCTAAAGGGCTTGATGAACCAGCACCCATTCTATCTTTCTCTTTTATTATTTTATATTATAGAACGGTTTCCAGAATCTCACTATACGATTCTAGGCGGCGTAGACATTTTTGTAATGTAGCAACAGAGATTTCACTTGCTTCTGCAATTTTAGAGATAGGAATGGTGAGACTGTCGCATCGTTTAATCACAAAGGCAACACATCCTGCCGCAAGACTGGGTGGCATATTCTCCTGTGATAAACCTGCCTCTTCTGCTTTTTCCGCAATTCTCTTACACAACATATGTAAATGTTCTATCTGATTTCTGGGAATCGGAAGGCGACTTAGTGGAAGTTGAATGTATTCTACTGCCTTTGTACTGGATTGACTTGGCTTATTTGTCGTAGTCATATGAAGAAGACCCTTTTGACGGGCAAGTGCCATTACTTCTTGCATCTGCTTCAATGCTTTTGTGAAGGTAGCAGAACTGAGACCAAAGATATCAGCAATTTCTTTTGGTTTTCGTGGAGAGCCTGTTTGTTTTAGACTCATATAGAGGCATGCAGAGAGCAATGCATCGCGACTCAGACCTTGGCGGCCGCCAATTTCCTGTAGAGTGGTATAGAGATTTTTAGATTCTTCGATAATAGAATGATTGATTCCTGAATTAAGGCCAATCAAAGATAATCGTTCACATGTCTGAATGAAGGAACGCTCTTTATAGGGGATGGTATTCCATGAATGATATTTACGAACACGATACATAGCTTTTGCTGTACCGTATCCATGTAAAATGACAGTTCCCAGAGATGCTTCGGGCAATCGTGGATCTTGTGGGGCACCAACACGAGTAGGGTCGCCTCCTCGGTCTTCTTGCGCAAAGTAGCGATATTCAGCGGTATTATCAAAAGGGCGTGATATGATATGACCGCATGAACGACATGTTAAAAGGTCAGTGGAATAGAGGCAATCTGTATTAAAACAATGCGGACAAGTATCCATATCCACTACATGTGGTTTGATTTCATCGGGGTCCTCCCAGCTTTCAAAGGGGTCAATTTCTTTGAGAGCTGGAAGGGAAGTACGAAGTTGAAAGAGAGATTCCATATTGTTGCCCTATTCCTTTTCAAAAAAAAGAATCAAATTTTTGAAGCGCGTTGAGTATAAATCCTCATCTTGTTAGATAAATATTATGAAAATTATTTTGGTAACAGGCGGAACAGGTTTAGTAGGGAACGCTATTCGTAACATTTCAAATAGTTATCCTGAGAGTACATTTGTTTTTGTATCATCATCGATGTTCGATCTCAGTCGCATCGAAGAGACACAACAGATGTTTCGCACTTACCAGCCTGATACAGTAATTCATTTGGCTGCTTGTGTAGGTGGTTTGTATAAAAATATGAATAATAAGGTGGAAATGTTAGAGAAGAATGTGCAGATTAATTTTAATGTAATTTCTTGTGCATATAAGTTTGGCGTGAAGAAGCTTGTGGCATGTCTTTCTACGTGTATTTTTCCAGATAAGGTTACATATCCGATTGATGAGACGATGCTTCATAATGGCCCACCACATTCATCGAATGATGCGTATGCATATGCAAAGCGACTTGTAGAGATTCAGTGTAGGGCGTATCGTGAAAATTTTGGATGCAATTTCATTTGTGTATCGCCGACCAATATTTATGGGCCGCATGATAATTTTGATTTAGAAAATGGTCATGTATTACCCGCTCTAATTCATAAATGCTATCTAGCAAAACAGAAGGGTGATGATTTTATCATTCGCGGTTCGGGTAAACCATTGCGACAATTTATTTATTCGGAAGATTTGGCGAAAATGATCATGCGGGTAGTAGAAAAGGGAACTGCGCCGAATATGATTCTCTCTGTTCCAGAAGAAGATGAGACGAGCATTGAAGAAGTGGGTCGATTAATTGCTCGTTGTTTTAATTATGAGCATCGTGTGGTATTTGACACATCATATGCAGATGGTCAATATAAGAAAACGGTATCTACGAAAAAATGGGAGGAATTTGTGAAGGATGATCCAATTTCATACACATCCATTCAACATGGCATTTCAGATACGGTTGATTGGTTCCTTATGAATGAAAACACTTGTCGTGTCTAGGTAATGGGATTAGAATATATTGAGAATCGTATTCTGCATGGTATAAATATGACTTGAGAATTTATGAATAATAATAAGCAATCTTAGATAGATATGAGTAAGGTGCTACAACAAGGAACAGAAAAGAGACCTTCGATTCTCCCGACGGCAGTATTTTCAGCAGGAGATTTTGGGTCAAGTTATAGTCCAGCCAGCGCCATGTTGACACCCCCTCAATTAGGTGTTCGTGTAGGCGATTCAATGGGTGATGTGGTGAATGCTGTGAAGGGTGTTGGATTTTATGTAGATCAAATTGGATTTGGTGCTCCTTCTACTGGATTAACCAATGGGATGAATCTTAAACCGCTTGGTGTTAATTATTTTATCAAAACAGGAGCACGATGCTCCAATGGCGCAGACATGTGGAACTATATGGAAGGAATTCCGAATGGAGATGCACTTGGTAGTAAAGCGAAAAATGTGATGGAGGAAATGGGCCTTCCTCCACTCAAAGGATTAGGACCAGGTATGATAGAAGATGCAAAACATGCTCTTGATCCTGCTCCTCTTATGAATTCCTTATTTGGATCTGGATATCCACAATGTAAACAAGTGACATTACATGTAGGAGATGCGTATAAACGTATTACAGATCCAGATACAGGAGACTCTTGGATTTCTAATCCAGAAACAGCATACGATACAGGTAATGGTTATGTCCAAACACGATGGGTACAAGATACTGATGGAAAAGGACAACCCGTTAATTTAACACGAGAAGAGTGGTCAAAGACAAAAAAAACACATAATCGAAATGGAACACCCAAAACAGTCGTATCCTCTTTTGTGGGACATATGACTCATCCTTCAAGCATTATGGTAATTGGTATATTATGCTTGATTGCGTATGGAACACTACGTAGACGTTAATACATAATCCTTTGAGGATCTTCTTTTGTATAATTATCAAATTCGCTGCATGAGATTGTTTATTATTTCATTTATATAAAATAATATGTATTATAATAGTATGATTACTTGTCATTTAATGGGCGGTCTGGGCAACCAACTGTTCCAAATATTTGCTACCATTTCCTATGCATTAAAAAACAGTAACCAGTTTAGATTTTTAAATGTTGCAAGTCTTGGCGGTGGCCCTACAACGATTAGATATACTTTTTGGCAGACATTTTTCAATAATTTACAGCCTTTTTTGATGACAGAAATGCCAGCGGTTCATGTTATAAATGAGAGTTCATTTTCTTTTAATGAGCTACCTGTTTATGAAATGAATAAAGACATTATGTTATATGGTTATTTTCAAAGCTATAAATATTTTCAAGAAAGCTACGGAGCAATTGCTAACATGATCGGTATTGAAAAAATGAAAGAAATATTATTGGATGATCTTCATGTAGCTCAAGATTCATTAAAAAATACAATTAGTATGCATTTTCGAATTGGCGATTATAAAAAAATACAAGAGTGTCATC